GATCAGCGACAGCGCCTGGACCATGCTTAGGGACCAACCTTGCAAAGTGGACATCTCTGTCCATCTTTGCAAAAAGGTCAGTATAAAGCAGCCGGGCTATACGCTTAAAATCCTCCATAAAAGAAGGATCAAGCATGTAGTCAGACCTCTTCACATCCTTTTCACATTGAATGAAATCGGACATTGCTCGTCTCTCACGACGCGGATTAACGACCCGCGTGGACTTACCGAAAGGCTTGTCCTGAGGGAGAGCGATCTTACTAAACATCAACGTAAGTTGACGCAAAGAAAAGATTGCTTCAATGTCCGGAACATCCAAAAGCACGCCACTACTAGGATCGAACACACGTCCAAGGAAACCCCGTAGAAATACGGGGAGACCAGTACGACGGCCCCGCTCGAAAGCGGGACAGTCGGAAGGGACGACGAAGCCTTGGTTAAGCCATTTTTCGATAGCTTTTCCATAGCTCGCCAGGGTTATCGCCAAAAACGACAACCCCTCGTGTTCTGTCCGACGCTCGACAGTTTTTATGTCGAGCGTGGCGCTAGTGCAACATCGTACAGCCATTTCGTTAGCTGTACAGGACCAGAGTGACGTCAGGCTTTTCATGGTCCCCCTTTAATAGAGGTGGCCAGTCCATAGCTTAGACGACGGGACTACACACGATGCGAGTACGTTATTGGTAGAGTCCCATCACGGAGATCTTTCATCGCCGTGAGAAGGGATTCTAGCAATTGACGTTCACGCTTACTCGGGTTCGCACCCAAGTGAACCGTAATCTGAATTATCGGCCTCGAGCTTTCGCTCTTGGAGATATATCTCAGATGGGTACGCGTGCAGTTTTCATTGCTCATGGACACACATTGTGCCCAAAGAGGAGCAATTCACTGACCACGTAGACAGCGTTAAAGAGCGCCACTACGACTACCAAGAATTTCTTGGAAAAAGTCGTACGAGGGTCTCTATCAACACTGCGCCTGCCGGATGTCATCCGAACAGGACGTCGCGGTCCATCGATCTCTCGATGGCCGTTATCACGCGGTCCATGAGGATCATCAGACACTTGATGAGGGGCTAGATTTCTCTAGTTCTCCCCACCGAGCAACTTGGTGATCATCACGTCGGAGCTAGCCGAAAACGCGGTTTTGAAACCGGTGTAGACGGCCAGAGCCTCGGTAGACGTGTAACCGGCAGGCGGAAGGTCAAAGACGAGCTGAACGCCCATCGAGACCTTCACGTTTTCTGCCGGCTTAAACGGATCCGAGGTGATCTTCGAAGTGTCGATCCGAAGGAGTCGGCGTGTGCGCTTACCGTACTGGTGGCTCGCACGCACGACGATCAAACCGTCCGCGCTTTGGTAGTCGGAGGCGTTATCCTCCACGTTCACACGTGGTAGGGACACCGCCGACGCCGGGGCAATCGTGACGGACAACGGGTCGGAAAACGACATAAGCATCACTCCTAGGAGCCTGGTTAGACTCCCATTGGCGTTTAGACGCAGATGGTACAACAACCGAGCTAACGGGATAGTCCCACAGCTGCGGCTATTAGCCTTTGTCGGGCGGAAAGTTCCTCCCAACCAAGGTGAAAACCATAAGGTGAGGCCTTCAGACGTCTTTTGCACTCAGAAATGAGTACGATGTCTGTTGGTCGTGCTTCCGTCGGATATTTTCCGGTCGGACCCACGAATGTATACGTGTCAACGGAAATTGAATGTTCCATGACATACGCATACAACCAAACCTGGCCGTCGATAAGGTAGTCAGAGAAATTGCTTATAGCATCTCCCCAGCTACCAAACCAATCGAAGGCCCAGCTCCAAGGAGCAAGGTTCCAGATAGTATCTGGAGTGGGCGCCACGCCGAACAAACGGCGCGCTTCGATGACTGCACGTCTTGTCTCCTGAAGGAGACCACCTCCAGAAGGAGGTATAAAGTACGTACAAGCACCGGAGAACCACTGTAGACGGGACTGTTTACGTACCCGTATAACCTTGCCCTTATTAAGGAAGGCGTTGTTGTCCAAAGTACCATTACTTGGTGAATACCAAGGGCTGGTATTTTCACGGATAACCGTGACGGACTCCTTCGTCTCCGGTGGCAAACCACCCTTTCGGTAAACCACTTGACCAGAATCTTCCAGAAATTTGGACAAAATGTCCGAACTCCTGTAAACCGCCTTAGATAGGCGGTAAAGATCATTGGTAAATGGCACCCAACCGAATTGAAAGTTGAGATACTCGCTGCCAATAGCACGTCTTCGTGCCTTGCCAGACAAGCGTCCCCACTTCTCAAACAGCGGAAATCCGATAGTCTTTGGAAGACCATCGGTGAAAAGTTCCGCTGAAGCGGTTAGGAACTCCGAAACAGGGGCTGAGGGACTCAAGCTCGCCATCAGACCCGTTCCTG